GGGGAGAGGATACTAAACCCTAGTTTAGTCTGTCAAGTACCTCAGAACCCGATTATTTGTCCAACATACACGGAGGCACCGACAATCGTGGCAATCATGAGACCACCGACTGTTCGAACTACCCACTCAGAGCGAGACTCCATCTTTTCAAGTCGGTCAGTTATATGAACCATGGCTTGAGAGAATCGCTCTGAATCGGATTCGTAAACATCTTTGCGAAGATAAGTTTGACCAATGTTTAGATTCATCTGCTTGACTTCCATCGTCAGGTCATCAAGCCGACGCATAATCTCTCCTAAACTGGGCTTCACTTCTTCGCTCATTCTTATGCCCCCGTAAACTTAGGGCGCCCAAAGCCGACGATGGCAACTGGGAGATTAGGCTTGAATTTATTTCTGTTCTTCTTTTTGAAGGCTCTGATTTTGAGGCAAACTTCTCCGCCGTTGCGTTGGTCGCCTTTTTTATCTGAACTTGTGTTTCCCTCAATGCAGGTAACTGTGCCATCAAGATTATCTTTTACAACAATCCCTACATGGCTAATTCTATCAACTCCATCTGCGGGAAAATCAAAATAAACAATATCTCCCGCTTGTGGTTGAGCATCTTCCCCTTCAAACCAAGACTTCATTTTTTTGAAAGCATCGGCTCCTGCTGGAGTGTAAACAGTATTAGGAATTTCAACTCCTGCTTTTTTACCGCACCAATTAACAAAAGCGCCACACCAAGGTTGGTTAGCCTTTTGATACTTGGTCTTGTTCTCGGGAACTGCTTCTTCGATATAACCGATTTCAGCGGTTGCTATCTCAACTAAGCGTTCAGCGGTGCCTTGAGGTGCTGGCATTATTTTTTCTTTGCTGACTTTTTGGCTGTCATTTTCTTGACGACTGCTTCGGTAACTCCGTCTGCAATCTTGCCAAACGCAGGGTCTTTAGGATTTGCCGCTCTGATGGCGACTGGGAGGACGGCTGAAACACCAGCCGCTAAAATTGCTTTGACTGAATCACCATCAAGGGCGAGGATGTCTCCGCCTGTAATCATGAAGGCTGTTGTAACTGCCGCTAAAAATGACCGTCCGTATGAAGCGAGCATTGCTTTTGTCTTACTGTCCATTGTATCTCCTAATTGTAGGTGGTTAATAATAACCTATGGTTTCTGAACCTAGGTTGCTATATCTCCAATACATAAAATATCAGCCCCATTGGTAAATACAAAAACTGTATCTCCCACCTGTGGAGCATAACTATGTATGTATTTTACGGAGGGCAAAGTATTTGTATCCCCCGCTATTTGAATATCGATAGTTTTGGGACTGTTGTTAGTGGCAACAACATAAGCCTGACGAAGCCTTAAACTAGGGAAATTGTCCGTGCCCTTAATTTGACCAACAAGATAATTTAAGTCCATTAGAATCTCCTACTTCTACCGATAGCGTTCATAGTACCGTTTGCCCCTAGGGGTATGGTAATTGAGTCAAGACTTAAGATTTTATCGACCCCAATAGGTGAACGGGTTACTTTAACTAAGTCGTAAACATCATGGGCTGGATTTACTATTTGGTCCCATGTAATTTTTTCAGTAGCGCCAATAACTTTTTTCAACTCAGCGGACGCCGCTTCTTTTGCCTCGGCAACTGTTAAGACTGTTGGGCTACTCATAAACTTTGGAACTTCGCCGTAAGTTTTGCGATAGGTAGGGGAAGCAGGGTTATCATCCCAAGCCTCACCAATAACACCAATACTTAGATTAGTTCCTTCGCCTGTAAAAATAACTCCATTATATGAATCATCTGTACTCAAAGAGCGATTGATTTGAATAAGGACTGAATCTGAACCATCTGTGTATTCAGCGACGGCAGTACCCAAGTCAGGGTTTGGAATAGGTCTCATACGAGCAGTTCCGTTTTCATCAAAATATAAATCCATAGCCGCTGACTCTGCAATTTTCAAAGCCTCACGCCAAGGGTCACTAGATTGGTCAAGAGTTGGATAAAGCAAAGTAGTTACTTGATTAGTCGCTGGAAAAATAGTTTTTACTTTTGGATAGCGGTATTTAAGAATCTGTTCAATAGCAGTTTCTTTTGCTGTTCCTGCCTCAATATAAAATTCATGATTAGTAAATTTTGCTCTAGCAAGAATCAAACTTCTATCAGAACCTTTTATTTGAATCTTTATACCTTGAGAGGTATCAACTACATCGACGCTGGTAATTACAAAAACTCCAAGGGGAACTAACTCCTCGGTTCCATCTGCAAAAACAATGCCTCTGTAAATCTTTACTTCACGGTTATACGGGAGAAGGACTGATGAGATATTGTTCTGAGGAACTAGAGTCCCGTCTTTATCAATAAACTCAAGAGTACATTCACGCCGAATAGAACGGCGGTTATCAATACTCACTTCACCCGATATTGGTTGGGCTGTGCTTAAGATTGTTCCATTCGCCATGTCATAAATTTCAACCTTAGTTTTTGTGACATGGGATTTCCGAATGGTCTCCTTGAAGTCCGAGGAAACTGGATACATTACGGTGCATCAACTTCGTAATAGGTGACTTTAACAACTCTAATTAAGTTGTTAATGTTTCCTGATTCAGTCCATGACCTATCAACAAAGCGTACATATTTTTGACGCCCTAGTGGGTCATGCACATGCAGAGTTCCTTGATAAGTTAGGACTGGATAAAGTTCATCCCAAGCGGTTTCGCCCTGAACTGTTATTTGATAAGTACCATCTACGCCGTAAATAGATTGAGAAATAACAACTGACTTTGAAGCGCCGAGTGGTTTGAATACACCATAAGACTCAACAATGTTTTGATTCAATGGCTGTTCAACAATTATATTATTTACTTTGATAGTTGGACTTTCAGGGGCAGTAAAAGACCAATATGCAGGATTATCAATTAAGATTGGTTCTGAAGTTGTATATGCTGAAGAAATAGTTGCCATTAGATGTCTGCCCTTGCTTTTGCTCTATAACGAATTGTTGAATCAAAAGGTGCCTCAAAGTCATCTATCTCTGCAATTTGTGAACTGGTTGCTGTGACTGGAGAGTTTCGAACTGCGCTATAAGTTGTTCCACCATCAACTGAACGCTCAACATCAAAAATAAAATTGCTGAAACCACCACGGGTAAACACGGGTGTATCTCCAGCGTGGAAAGCAATCTTGTCTACATAATGAACTTCACCTGAACCAGCGCTTGTTACTTTGACAAAGACTTGAGCGTGTGTGGCTGTTGGTGGAGCAAGAACTGTTGCTGTTGCATTTACCCAAGCCGAACTTGTTGCAGTCACTCCAGTTCCATAAGTTGTTGAAATTGTAGAACCAGCACTTGTTAAATACCTGATTCCAACTTGAGCAGTACGAGATGTTGAACCAGCACGGAAGTCAGCAATCGCAGAGAACTCTTGGTTTGCTGTAACTGTAAACTTGGTTGCTGTGGTTGTTGATGCAACTATGTCACCCGCTGAACTTGCAGTCATTTCTAACGAGGCGCTTCCAACTGAAGCCTGAGCCGTTGAGCGAGCAATGGCGCAGTTAGTTACGGCAGTCCAACCAGTTGTATTTGTTTCTAAAGATGCTTGGTTTGCACTTAGAACATTTGTTCTACCGAATACTGTAACAACAACTGCTCCATCGTTTTCATCATAAAAAGCAGTAATCAATGGTGTGGCTGGAGCATCAACATCAATAGTAAATTGACTATAAGCCCAATCGCTGAAGTAGTTAGCACCATTTAATAATTGAGCAACTCTGACATAGGCTCGATAAGTTGTACCATCTGCTAAGTCTGCCTCGAGTGTTTGACCATCATTTGTTGAGGCTACAATGCCAGTTTCAACTGTTGGCGTAGAAGTATCAGGGCTAAAAGTTCCAGCGCTATAAGTTGTTGAATCAAATACTTTAATCTCGTAAGCGCTTTGTGGGTCACCATCTGTATCTGCATAAGTCCAAGTAACTGACGGGAAAGTTGTATCTGTGATGGTTCCGCTTGGAGCGGTAACTGTGACTGTTGGTTGAGTAGTAGTTACAACATCAACAAACAATTCATAGAGTCCAGCACGGTCACCGCTTGTTGTTGCGTTATCTGTGAACTTGACAACCAAGTTGTCAATTAAAGTTTGTGACCAAGCCTCGCCACTTGGGGCAGTTGTAATTTTGAGGGCAGTATCAACGGTGGTTAAAGAAAGAGTGTTTGCTTTGGAATAAGGAACTGAATAACTAACTGTTCGACCATTACGGTCAGTAATAACACCAAGGCTTAATTGGATACTGCCAGTAGTTCCAATAGTTGCTCGGGCACGAAGATTTACATACTCAACTTTTTCAGTAGCCGCTAAGGTGGTTGTACCAAACTCGGCTTCGTAAGATGCTGGAACTGTTGTACTTGTTCGAGTTATGTAAGTTGAATCGCTACTGTCGGCGAGCGCCGCATGAACTGAACCTGAACCTCCTGAGATAGTAAAGGCAGAGGCATTGTTCCAATTTGCGTTAGGTCTAAGGATGTAGGTAGCCATTATTTGTTAGCCAACTCCTTCGCCAAGATTGCAAAAGTCTCTTGAATTCTTTGAGTAATTATGTCAGCCTTCTCATCTATGCTGGTTGCTCCAGTAGTATCAACATTTACAACAAAAGCACCTTGTTCAATAACAATGTTGTTTCCACTTACTCCTGAAATTCTCGCCTCTGCATCTGTAACTTGAGCCAGTTTCATTTGAGCATTAGCAATCTTTTCGCCGAACGCCGCCTCGGAACCAAACTTACCGATTGCCGCACCAGTAATGCTAATTGCTCTTTGAATTTCATTTATCTGAGCAATAGCCTCTGCGCCCCCACCAAGAATAGATGCCGCTAGTTGAGCGCCCTTGATTGGTCCTGACTCGACTAAATCTTGAATTGCTTTAGCGTCAAGTCCAAGTGCCTGAAGTTGAGTTATCTGTTGAGCAAACTGATTGCTTTTATTCAAGCGTGTTTGCATATTCTCAATGAGAGATTTAGCCTTTGGAATAAATCCGTCGGGTAGTTCTACTCCTTTGAGTCCAGCAAAACCTAAAATTGTGTCTTTAAGTGAATCAGCAAAGTCCTTAGCCGCTTGTTGCAAGTCTTTGAGAACATCGCTCATAGACTCAATGCCAGCCTTCATAGCCTCACGAATTTTTTTCATCAAATCGGCAGAACCTTGAATCTCATTTAAGGCATCCTCATCAATACCGCCAGCCTTAACTTTGTCAGCAATTTCTTTTTCTTTTTTTAGAATGTCGCCAAAGCCAAGACCTTCTTCAAGACTCTCTCTGATGTTGCCAATAAAATCTTTTAAGCCTTCGGCAAAGTCTGTCTCTTTGGCAAAGACAACCATTTTCTTACCGAACTCAATTAACTTATCCCCTGCCTCATCAGCCTTGTTAGCCATTTCTTCAATAAATTTTCCTACGGTTCCAGCAAAGTCAAATTTAATTGCAGTACCAAGACCAGCAATCATTTTTTCAAGAAGTGGAGAGGCTTTTTTAGCACCAGCAATCAAACCTTCTACTATCTTTGTACCATTATCTTGTGCGGCTAAATCAACAACTTTCATATTAAAATCAAGCATTTTGTTTGCAACATTAGAGATAGCGCCAGCCGCACCCTCGGAATAATTACCCCAACTTTGTGAAGCCTTAATTAAAGTTTTAGATACACCTGTAATTGCATCAACTGATTTAGCACCAGCATCATCAGATGCGCTAAATAAACCTGTTATAGATTTTGCAACACCTTCAAGTTTTGAACTTGCAAAAGCCGCTATACCATTTAATGCTCCAAGCGCCGCACTTACCGCATTAGAAACAATAGGAATTTTCATTAAAGGAGCAGTAATTTTTTTAACCCAGTCTACGACTGTTGTTAATGCGTTATCAAGAAAGTTACCTAAGCCACTTGCAACTTTACCAAAAATACCAACTACGCCTTTGCCTAGAGCCAAGAACGCCCCAATAACTCCCTTTGCAATAGTCTTACCCACATCTAGTAATTTTTCAAAGATATAAATACCAGTTGCAATAGCCTTCAAAATGTTAGCAAAAGCCACTACGATATTTGTAACTACAAGAGCAATAACTCTGAGTATGCCATTAAATACAGCAATTACAATTTTGCGAAGAGTATCGTTTGTTTCCATTAAACTTACAAAAGCATCAATAACATTTTTGAATGAAGTCAATACAAATTTAACAAAAGTAAGTATCACATCTATAACGAACTCAAATACTTTTGCTATAACTTCTGCAAAAAAACCAAATACTCTCATCGCTGAAGCCAAGGTTTTTAGAACATGACCGAAATACTGAATGATGTAACCAAGGACAGTAATGACTACTTTTGCCACAAAATTAAATACTGCACCAACAACCTTACGGAACGACTCAGAAGTTTTATAGGCAACCATAAGCGCTGTAACTAAAGCGCCAATTACTAAAACAATTCTAATAATTGGATTAGCCGCTATGACGGCATTAAGTCTCATCATGGCACCAGTAAGTCCAGTTGTAGCAACGGTGCTTGCCACCTGTTGTCCAGTCAATAATGTAGTTGCAACAGAAAGTGTTGCCTTAGAAAATGCTAATAGTTTAGTTGCGGCGATGTTGGCGTAGTAAGCAACTGTGGCTACACCTATTGTTACGGCTAATCCAGTAAAAACCATCATAACTATCTGCATTGCTCTAGCATTATTTTGAATAAAGGTAGTAACTGTTCTAATACCATTCGCCAAGATAGTTAAGGCTTTAGCAATACTTCCTATTATTATTGTAGATAAAACTGTTAATGCTCTTCCAACTTGTTGAAATACAGGAAGCAAAGGTTGGAAAGCAGAAATTATCTGTCCTACGCCATTTCGTATTTGAGGAGATGTTAATACTAAAACAAAAGCAGTAAACATAACTTTATATTTTTCTAAAGCGCTGAAAAAACCTTGGAAGAAAGGCGCCGCCATACTGAGAGATTTACCCGCCTTGATACCAAAAAATGTGGTAAAAGCAAGAGCGATAGGTAAAAGTCTTTCCATAGATGATGCTATTGATTTAATGTTGATGTCTGCTTTATCTATTTTTTCAATAAAGTTTCCTATGTTTTCTGCTATCTTTGCAAAAGGGTCTGCTAATTTGGTAAGAAGCATTTCCATTGCATCAAGATATTTAGAAAAGGCGCCAGTTCCATTAGCCGCTTTTTGAATTCTGTCAGTTAAAACAAATACAGACAAAATTATTTTTGTAAAAGCGGCAAGTAATCTTTTACCTACTGCTTCTTGCAGTCTTCTAGTATTGTCAGCCATTTCTTTCAAAGCCTTAGATGGATTTTGCATTGCTAAGGCATAAGCGCCATTAACCTTGGCGCCTTCTTTTAATACTAAATTAAGAACTGCTTGGCGTCTTTCAGCCATAGTCAAATCACTAGCACTCTTGCCTATTGTCCGTCCATAAATAGCAAAGGCTTCAGTTGCTCCAGCAGTAATACCAATTTGACGCAACATTCTTGTTTGACCTGTTGTAATAGCAAACACTAAAGAATTCAAAGCATCTGCTGAATTAACGCTTGCTGTTACAGATAAATTCTGAGCGATAGTTGCCAACTGTTGAGCCTCAGTCAAATCAACATTTGATTGGGCAAGTTTAATTACGGCTCGTTGTGCCGCAGTAGAAGCAATACCCACTCCTCTAATTTGGTTTACCGCTTCAGATAATTGGTCGTAACTATAACGAGTTGATTGACCAAGAGCCTGTAAAGCAATATCTAACTCTTGAACCTCAGCCGCCGCTTTGAAAGATTTAGTTCCAAAAGCAAGCAGGGCGATTGCAAAACCACCAGCAACCGCTCCTGATGCAACTAAAACTTTATTTAAGTTTGAAGCGGCAGTTTGAAATGTTTCGGTGCTTCGTCTTGCCTCATCTAAACCTTTTGTAAATTGTGCGGAGTCAGCCGATAATCGGGCACGGACTTCCATGGTTGGTGATTCAGCCATTTATCTCCTAGCCTTCGCTTTTCTCTCCGCTTTCTCACGCTCTTTTTCTTTGACAAGATAAAAGGCGTTCCACTCTGTTAATTCCATACTGCTAAGAGGTCGGTGGGCGGGACTTCCGTAAAGAAGTTCACCCACCGTCCTACCTAACTTTTCTGCTATCTCGAAAAGAAACCGTCTCTCAGGATTC